GGGCTGCCTATCTGCCCGGACGCCATCCATGAGCAGCTGGACCTGGCCATGGTTAAAATTAAGAAAAAATTTGCGGCACAGTATGCCAAGCTTCCTGGGCTGCACAGGTTGCGCCTCGAGCCCTGCGGTGACTGGTTCCCTGAGCAGCAAAAGCCGATGAGATTTAAAGCATGAAATCTATCTGGAAAACCATTGGATGGAATACCAGCCTGGCTGCAGAGCGAGCCCGGCACAACCTACGATTGAAAAAAAATAAAAAAAGAAATAAGCCTCAAGCCTCAAGCTTCAAGCAGCAAGCTCCAAGCCTCAAGCGCCACGAAAAAGACACAATTAAATAATATAAAATAATTAGAAAGATGTTAAAAAAAGAAGCAAGAGAAATAACCGGAGGACTGTCGAAGCCCAACAAGATGCCTGGTCCCTCCATCAACCTGCCGGCTGTCGCATGCATTACGGGCGCCAAGCTGGTGAAGGTCCAGGGCTCAACCTGCTCAGGGTGCTATGCATTAAAAGGACGATACAGATTTCAAAATGTAAAAGACGCGATGCAGCGCCGCCTCGACAAGCTCCACGATCCACGATGGATTGAAGCGATGGTGACACTAATATGGGGCCAGCCCGTCTTCAGGTGGCATGACTCAGGGGACCTGCAGAGCGTGCAACATCTAAAAAATATTTTTGAAGTGTGCAAGCGCACACCGGGGACCAGCCACTGGCTGCCGACCCGTGAAGCGCGCTTCTTGAAGCTGATGGATCCAGCTGTTGTTCCAAAGAATTTAAAAATAGTATTATCCGATCATATGAATGACCAACCCGTCGCTCCTACGTGGTGGCCGTATACATCGGGCGTGACAACTGACCATAAACAGGTGACATGCCCGGCGTCTAAGCAAGGAAATAAATGTCTAGATTGCAGGAAGTGCTGGGACCGTAGAACAAAGCGTGTTATATACGGAAAACATTAATCATGACACACGAATTTAAATCCCCCAAGTACTGGAAAGAGATGCGTAAGCTTCAAGCTGCAAGCCTCAAGCTTTCGAACCAACCTTCTGAAGCCTCAAGCAGCAAGCCTCAAGCCCCAAGCTACAAGCCTCAAGCTTCAAGCCGCAAGCTACAAGCTTCGTGATTCGTGAACCACGGAACATGTGAACAAGTTTCGAGGACCTCGGACCAAGGGCCTCGGCTATGATGAATGTGTTGTTTGGATGTGTCTTATGGAAGGCAATTTGATGTGGAGAAAATTTTAATTTATTACCTCGGGTAACTTTTAACTCTACTGTAAAAAAGTGACCATTAGCATTATAACCCAATAGATCAGGAGTCCCCAAAGAGCTAAGGTTTTCAAGCCTAGTCCACGTAATTCCTTTGGAATTTTTACGAAGTTTTTGATATAATTTTGCCTCTGGACCCATGTCTTTATCGAGGTAACGACCTCGTGCATTAGTAATCTTTCTGGAGCTTCTCTGGAAGAATTAGTGGAGAAGGTTTTTCAGTTTTTAAAACTAATCTATGAGCTGTATGACCTTTATGTCCAACAATTGGAACAGAGTTCTCATGTACTTCCATACGTCTAACTGCCGAGAGTTTCCCGTTTACCTCTACAAATATTTGTGCATTTTTAACCGCATCTGATCCCTTAGTAAAACTACTTAAGAATTGTTGTAGGTCTTGTACTCTCATAATCCTGCTTTTCTCAGCATCTCTCTATAGTCCTCGACTTGATTTGCAAGTCTTTTATTATCCTCTTCCACCTCTGTCAATCTTGTTTGTAATTTTCCATTCAATTCTTGATGAAGTTGATTAATTTTTCCAGCTTCTTTAATCTTATCTTGCAGCGCGCGCATCTCGGGAGAATTCAAACCTATCCCCTTAACAAGGATAGTTTCCCCTTCAGCTTCTTGTACTCTTTTTTTCAAAGCAAGATTATCTTTCCCTAACTCAACCATTTTAGCAGATACCTCTTCTATAATTCTTTTACTACCTTCCAATAGATTCTTATCTTTTATCCACTGAGATTCTTTTTGTTTCCATTCCCAAATATCTTTCTTATGCTGCTCAATTAATAATACCATATCATCTGTCTCTTTTACCTTATCTATTACTTCATTCATTTTCTTATAATATGCTTTCTTAATGCTCTAACTAATCTTTCAATATTATCTATGATGTCAATTAGAGTTTGACTTTTAATAAAATGCTCTTCACGTTTTATTTCATCATACTCCTTAAGAGGTATGGTGACAGTGCGTTGAGCTTTAGCTGACTCATCTTCATACGTAGCTTGTTCTGCTATATCTTTACTATCTTCTAAATCATCTTTCATATTGACTTTATAGGATAGTTACCTTAAATTGTCAAATATGAATTTTATAATATGGCATCTAACAGCCATACTGGTGGTGATGGCATGCAGCCTTATCATCGGCTACAGCATAGGAAAAAAACATGGGAGTTCCAAAAAGATTAACTGAGATGCAAAAGAGATTCGCCGAATTTATAGTATTTGGTGGACCTGAAGGACCTGTCTCACAGATGGAAGCTGCAAAGCTTGCTGGCTACAGTCATAACAGAGCAAGACAAGAAGGATCAGAGTTAATGAACCCGAGACTCTCACCACTTGTGGCAAAGTTTGTCGGGGAACTGAAGGAAGAAAGACTTAAGAAGTTTGAGGTTAATTACGAAACTCACATCGCAGAACTAGATAGAATTAAACAAATGGCTCTCAAGAAGGGTAGTTTTTCCTCAGCTGTAAACGCTGAAACCAATCGTGGCAAAGCAGCAGGACTATATATAGACAGAAAAATAATAAAACATGGGAAGCTAGAAGAGCTAACAGAGGAACAACTAGAAGCCAAAATGAAGCAAATCTTAACCGACTACGAACCTCTCTTAAATGCAAAGACTGTTGAAGGCGAAGCAATTGAGGCACCTAAATCTTCTGAATCCTCTTCACACAAGCCAAAGGAATCATCGTCCGATCCCCAAAAGTCAAAGAGCCATCCTCATCCCGATCGTAAGAAGCAAAAAGCTTAACAGCATATTTATCTTTGTTGTATAACCAACCTTCATTAACAGGGAAGGCTAACTTCATCTTATTAAACTGCTTGTCATCAGCCCAGCCACTATCACTTAAGATATCAATCCATTCAACTCTGACCTTTGAATAAGGGATAACGTCTTTGACGCTTTGGTTTAAGCTTAATTTTCTTTTTGTTTTTCGTGGCATTGTAATACTTTGAGTTGTGTTTCTCATTGAATTTATCCCAAAATTTTCCTTCTGTCATCTTTTAAATCTTGTATATGTATGGTAAAAAAATCAGATTTTATGGGAAAACGATTTGCCTCTCGTGCGGGCAATCTGTAATATTCTGTAATGTGACACTATTTTCTGTCACTTGACACTTTTTATATCAACAATTTGGCAATCATTATTGTTGTATACCAACACTAGTAGCCCAAAGTGACACTTTGACACTTTTTCTACAGTAGTTTTTATTTTTATTTTTATTTTTTTTCCCATACATATACAGAATCTGTCGTTTGCCACATTTTGGACACTATTCTGCCTTCTTTTTGACAAGAAAATCACCAAATCGTCCCTTCCAGCCATATGACCCGTGGTGCGTGGTCCCTGAGTCGAGGTTCGCGTAAATTTTAAATCCAGCCTTGGTGCATAGATTACAAAAAGCAATATCTTCACCCTTATAAATGCCATCTTTAAAAGGCGTCTCCCAAAAATTCCATAAATATTTCGCTGCAGCATCACTCTCAGTTCCAATCTCTCTATTAAACTTGGCTCTGGCTTCATCAGGAAAATTACATTTCATTTCAGGATATTTCTCCATTAATTTTTCAAAGACACGTCTATGAATTAACATTAACCCAGCAGGACCTTCCAATATCTCCACCAAATCCCAAGGTAATATTTTTATGTTTTCAGGATCAGGAAAAGATACCGTATACTCTGCAACCTCTGGTTTATTTTTAACCCTATAAGGTGTACAAATGATGTCCATTTTAGGGACAAGCATTCTAAGTACAGCTTCAGGATTAAATTCAACATCAGCATCAACGAACAGTAAATAATCATAATCACTATGTAAAAAAGCACACGTTAACATATTACGAGCATGAGGAATATAACAAGTTCGCATCGTCTTAAACGTGCATTCAATTCCATGTTTACCTAACGTACTAAACATATCAATCAGTGAGACACACGTCTCAACCCTCATCATGTCATAGCACGGTGTGGCTACATAGACTTTAGGTTTTGTCGTTTTCAAATTCCTCCAATAGTTGAGTCATATCTATTTTGGCTCTTTCCTTTTCGTCAAATATCAATTCATTGTAATGATCCAGTCGTTTAAGGAATTTATGTTTATAAGACCTTAATTCAGCCCCGGAAACCTTGAATTCTTGATAATATAGGTCAGGAGTACATACCATAATCACTCCTTGTTCAATGTTAG